TAACATCAACATCACCTAACATGATTTTACGTATACCAAGGCTTTCGCCATAAAGAAGATAATGCACGTCAAAGATAATCTCGTTGCCGTTTTCATCCTTTGTGACGTACTCATAGCTGTAGGGCTGCATCAGAAGCCACCTGTTTGTGAAAAGATGCCAACGCACACCACTACCGCAGATATAGCGCATAGCACTGCAACGTAGCCGATGTATTCCAGAGTAGAAGGCTGATTAGCTTTCGTAGGCTGGTTTGATGGGTGAAGGTGCTTATAATCTGTCATGTGTTTTCTCCTGTTTTGGCTCGCTCGCTGCAAGTCCATGTGTTCACTCTATTGGTATTCGATACAGTATGCAACAATTATTTTGAATTATTTTCTAAGTACAATCCACAGTATAACTATCTGATTTTGCTATATACTATCCGTCCAAGCGCCACTATCAGGCGCATGGGGGCTATATGGATGAGATAGAACAGCTACAGCACGCTATAAGTGACTGTGATAAAAACATGGCTAACATCGTTGCGCATTTGCAAGTAGTAGCAGACGCAATAAAACTGCCGCAGTGTTCAGAGGTGCTGGAAAACCTGCTAAAAGGCCGTGATACGATGCAGAAAGCACTGAAAAGCGAGAACGATAAGATTCGCTTGCTATACTCACAGCTCGCCATACTTCAAGGATGCGATGATGTCTGATTACGCGCACTTACTGCCTTACTGTACGACATTCAAACAAGAAAAACTTATACAATTTTTGTGCCAAGATAATGCGACACAAGCCAAGGCTATTAAGGCTGGTCTTGCTTATGATACTGGTTCTCTATGCTCGACGCTCAGACGGTTAAGGGCTAGAGCCGCATTGAAGGAAAGAACTGAACACCTTGAAGCTGCGCAGCCTGAAGGATTTACGATAAAGAAAGTCAGCAACTTTGTTGACTATCGGGATAATCCGGATGGCGATGTTCAATTTGGATGGGTAATATCTAATCCAGACGCACAGCGGCAGCTAGAGTTAATGCACGAAACTGTAGCAGCCATGTCTCAGGATATACCGCGAGTCAAAGCCGTTAAAGCGCCCCCTGTTGCGAATTACAACCTGCTAAACCTTTACGTAATTACAGACTATCACTTTGGAATGCTCAGTTGGGCAGAGGAAACTGGTGAGGACTGGGATGTACACATTGCAGAATCTTTGCTTGTCAAGTGGTTTGAGCAGGCAATAGCCTCAAGCCCTAATGCTGACACTGGCATACTGTGTAACCTCGGGGACTTCCTGCATCAAGATGGCATGGAAGCATTAACACCAACAGGGCGAAACCTTCTAGACGCTGATAGCCGCTTTGCAAAGATAGTTCGCATCATTATCCGCTGTCTGCGGCAAGTGATAGACATGCTGCTACACAAGCACAAGAACCTTGTCTTGATTATGGCAGAGGGTAACCATGATATGGCATCCTCTGTATGGCTTAGAGAAATGTTTGCAGCCATGTACGCCGATGAACCAAGGATAACGGTAGATGTTTCGCCAGACCCTTACTACTGTGTAGAATGGGGCAAGACTAGCCTGTTTTTCCATCACGGACACAAGAAGAAACCGGCCAGCGTAGACGATGTATTTGCTGCCAAGTTCCGCGAAGTGTTCGGACGTACCAAGTATTCATACGCTCACATGGGGCATATGCACCACGTATGGCAGAAAGAGACAAACCTGATGATAGTGGAGCAGCACAGAACACTAGCAGCCAAGGACGCATACGCAAGCCGTGGAGGCTGGCTATCAGGTAGGGAAGCCAGTTGTATCACGTACCACAAGGAGTACGGCCAGACAGGACGCATAACCATTACCCCAGATATGGTGAAAGCATGACGGATAAACCAGAAAGCAAACCGGCCAAGAAAGCGGCCAGAGAGCCAAGGAAGTCTGCCGTTGTGCTTAACTTCCCCGCGCCTAGAGCTGATTACTATCTGAGCTGTCCAGAGTGTGACAAGGTGCGCTGGAAGCTGAAAATGATTGATGTGAAGAAAGGGGATACTGCCTCGCATTCTGTCGCGGTGTTGCAGTGCTTAACCCGTGGTTGTGGTTATGAAACAGGTTGCGAAATTGATATGGGCAGCGAGCATTATGACTGATTCAATTGGAGACCGATCAGACCCAAAAGCAGACCTGCACAATCAGCACGTCTATCTGTACTTTCGCTATTTAGGCTGGGTGGCTGAGGAAAATAACATGCCAATGCGGGCGTTTTTCATGCGTGACTTTGCGCGGCAAGAATTGGAATAGGTGTAATTACTTATAATAATCAACGAGATTTTTGGTATAATTGTTTTGTGGTGAATGCTAGGGCTGACTAGCAATTGCTTGAGATGTAGCCGCGTTTGTTATCAAGGCAGGCGTTGCAGCTATAGGCTGGAGGATATTGGCACCGGCCGCCACACTTCAATTAAGGAGTCTTTATGCTTGATCCACTATCAACCAAAAGAGGAAATAACTATGAACTATGATAATGATTCTAAAGTATGTGGCCAAGCATTATCGCCACAGAAAGTCCCAGAGATTGCGTATCAGTTGGATGATGCGTCTTGTGCTTTGAGTCGAGTCCATGATGCTATTGATAAGCTCTATTGTCGCCTGCAAAGCGTAACTTTTAATCCCCCGCAATGCGTTGGCAATGAAAGAGGAGGATTCGCCTATCAAGACAGAACTTGGTAGCCGCATTAACTCTTATGCTCAGGCGATATGGTCAGCTAAGAGCAGGCTGAATAACTTGCTGGAAATTCTGGAAATCTAATGCTATCTCCACTATCAATACTAATCCTAGCTGGTCTGACTATAGCCGCTATCTTGCTGGTGTCTTTGTTCCTGATGTTTTCAGATGGATCAAAAGTCTACCAGCACCCTGAGATGAAACGAGAGCTACACAGTAACCCAAAGGGCAAGGATGTTTTCTACAGAATGCAGGACAGCGACGAGTAATGCTAATCCTAAGCCGCAATACAGGAGAGCGAGTAAGGATAACAACGCCATGCGGTGCTGTTATCTGGCTCACTATGCAGCCTGACTGGATTGACTGCGATGATGGTAGTGGACTTGAGCCTTTGAGAGCTATTCGCAATCACTCGGCTTTGTTCAAGTACGAAGACGGTGAGGTCGAGATCAGCTTCAAGCCATGCACCAAACGCCAGCATTACCACAGGGTCGGCATACAAGCGCCGGTAGAGTTTGCTATTCTTCGTGAAGAACTCATCGACCATCACGCTAGTTAAGGAGAAGAAGAAATGAAATGCGCATGGTATAAGCCTCATAAGTTTGGCAAATGGACTGTGTATAGAGAATATGACAATGCTAGAAACATTCCTGTTGTTATCCAGCAAAGGAGTTGTGAGTGTTGCGACTACATGCAACTACGCGGTTTAAAACCACAATGAAATGGCGCGATATATTGAGAGGGTTTGCGATGATGGCCGCTGCTGGATTCGGTGCAATAGAGCTGCCACTTGTTCTTGAGCGTGTTGCCATAGAGCGAGAATCTTATAAGCGCCTATGGCCTTATCAGGGTGAGTTATGATAGGAGTTATCCATAAAAGCGGATGCGGAAAGGTTGCTTTTATGATGAAAAGCAAACCAAAGACTGGCGATATTCTTAACGCTGAAGATTGTATAGCCACAGGTGAAGCTGCAAAGATTACAGCAGGCCATGCACTGATGTGTACCCAATGCGGTGAAGATATAGCACATTCTGATCTGCGAGACGAGAATCTTGTAGATGAACGCAATTGAGCAATATCGCGCCTTACTCGTTGAGCTAGGCATCACGGCTGACGTAGCGCAGTACAACGGCTGGAGGCTGAGACCGGATTATATCCACATACCACATCATGCCCTACGTGGTGGAATCCAATCGTACCGATCAGCACAAGTGGCTTCACGCTTACTTCTAAATGGACAGTTTGAGCCACACAGAGCGACAAAGCTCTATTTCTCCAAACACCCTACAAGGCCACTAAAGCCAATTGATTACCTGCAGGACTACAGCGAGCCGCTGATTCTATGTGACAACCTGATAGACACGATTTACCTGCAGAGCCAGCTAGCACAGTCAGCGATACAGGCTCAGTGTGTGTATATCAAGCACAACCACTTTCCCAAGACCAAAGACTTTCCATTGGCAACCGTGGAGCAGCAGAAGCGAATCTATTACACCAGACACACCAGCCAAGAGCTTATCAATCACTTGAGGGCAAACGGTGCGGTCTGTCATGCCCTAAAGCACAGCTCAAAGCATCCTGACGCATTAGCCTATGTTCGCAATGGTGGCTCAATAGCTGACACGCTCAGTATTACGGTCAAGGCATCAAGCCATAGCAATGTTGATGTATCGCTTAACAAGGTGCAGGACAAGGCCGAGAAGGTCATGGAATGGCTAGACACACTACCGAGACAGGTCTACTCATTAACAGACTTACACAATCAGTTCATTCATCACACAGGGATTGAGATAGGCAAGACTCAACTCTCACGCATTCTCACCAACAGGCTTCCTATGACATCACGCAGGTTAGTCCATGAGTATATTCCTGCTATTAGTTGGAAGACTAAGTCAACGATGGCGCATCACATGCTTATAGCAGTCAGGCAGAACGATTACTGGCAGACCAGCACCGATAAGCAATGGTTAGCCGAGTACAGACAACAGTACAACACCAAGACGAGGATAGGCACATGAAGTACTTTAGTTATTTAGTTTATATTATATTCTGGGAGTCTTTATGCTGGATTGGAGGCGGATATGTTGTATTTATTCTTAATCACAGCGGTCTATGGTTTGTTCCAATATTCTTTCTTGCTTGTTCAGCCTATAAGCCTTTGCAGTGGATACATGGAATACCAAAGGAGGAGCCATGAAAGCACTCATCATCACAGCTCTACTCATTCTCACCACTCAAGCAATAGCTCAAGAATGCGATAGAAGCAAAGCAGCTTGTCCTGTTATCAACCTAGACAGACAGTGCTACAACGACTGCAGAGACCAAGGATACGCCACTGGATACTGCTTGAAGCAATGCCAATACTAAAGATGTATTTCAAATACATTGAATAATTGATTAAAATATGATATTGATGATAGCATCAGTTCACTGCCGTTCCTGATGACACCTCTCATCCAATCTCTCTTGATCTTGTAACAGCGTAGTATCAATACGACACGTAGCGTATCGTTATCAATTAGGTAGATACATGATCAGATTACATGATGGAATACAGCGATATATGCGCCACTTGTACACACAATGTCTCTCTGCTGATTCTCTCTTGCGTAGTCTGGGAATAACCCTACATAATGCAGCACTACGTATATCGGGTGTTATGTTAAATAGTCATTATCGGAAATACATAATAGAATCAATGAGTTAGCGTAGATGTAGATACAGCATAGCATGACAGGCATGTAAGTAATCGCTTACGTGTGGGGCTATGTAGATAGGTAGGCATGACTGGAGGATTCGATACCCCCACCCCCATGAGGAAAACAGGGGCCGCCCCTGCAGGGCTAGCTACCCATATACACAAAATGTCTATTTTCAAATGACTTGCTCACACCTTATCGCTGGTGTATATTGTGGATTACCACGTAGGATAGCCCTATGCAGAGTATTGTAGAGAGATTGGAAGAAACCGTACCTGTTAAGCGCGGTGCGGTTGAAAGGATTTACTCACGTAAGCAGATAGAGCAGGCGTTCCTTGAAACGTTCGAGCTGGTGGGTGGTGTGAGTCGTCTGGCCTCATGGGCTGATGATGAGGAGAACTATAAAGACTTCCTGAAGCTGTTGATGGTGATGGCTCCTAAAGAGGCTTTGCAGCAATCAACAGGGAATGTGATCGAGTATCGTTCTAACATCCCTGCTAGTCCTTTGAACCGTGGTAACGCCGAGATCATCATTGATGACTAACGTTGTCTGCTCGTCTTATGTCCCGCGCCCGCATTCGTTAGCGTTCCATGCTAGGTCTGAACGGTTCTCTGTTGTTGTATTACATCGTCGAGCTGGTAAGACAGTCATGGCTATCAATGATTTGGTGGACAAGGCTATCCAGTGTCAATTGATGTTTCCTAAATACGCCTATATCGCTCCTTTTAGAGAGCAGGCTAAGTCTATCGCTTGGCAGTATCTTAAACACTATGCCGCCCCCTTGATTGAAAAGGTCATGGAATCCGAGTTATCGGTGCTGTTAAAGAATGGGGCTATTGTCCGTTTGTTCGGTGCTGATAACCCCGATGCCTTACGGGGTAACTACTTCGATGGCGTGGTGATTGATGAGTACGCCCAGATTCACCCTATGCTCTATGGTGAGGTTATCGCGGCTACCCTAGCAGACCGGAAGGGCTGGTGTGTATTCATGGGAACCCCGCATGGTAAAAACCACTTCTATGATATTTGGGAAGATGCGCTTGCTAATAAACACTGGTTCACCATGTTGCTTCGTGCTAGTGAGTCAGGGATTATCGACGAAGATGAATTGGAGTTGTTACGGACGAATCCCGGTACGGATTCTGAAACCTTCATGCAGGAATACGAATGCTCGTTCACTGCTGCCGTTCGTGGTGCTTACTACTCGGATCAGATGGAACAACAGGCCTCAACCCATGAGGGAGTTTTCCCCTATGACCCCAATAAACTGGTAATGACCGCTTGGGATATAGGCTACACCGATGATACATCTGTCTGGTTCGCTCAAGCCAATGGGGACGAGTTGTCCATTATTGACTTCTTCACTGTATCGGGATTCTCGGTTGATGACGTTCTGGGTGTGTTGAGAGACAAGCCCTACGCTTATGGAACCGCTTTTCTACCCCATGATGCCAAGAATAAATCCTTTCAAACAGGCAAGAGTACAAGAGAGCAGATCGAGGCCGCTGGTTTGAAAACTTCCTTGGTTCCGTCATTGTCTATTCAGGACGGGATTCAGGCGGTTCGTAAGTCTCTACCCAAGTGGTACTTCAATACTGCCAGTAAAGATGTTCGAGTCGGTGTATCGGCTTTGAAAGCGTACGAAAGAGAGTATGATAAGCGGTCGCAAATGTTTCGCGCCTCTCCAAAGCACAATTGGGCTTCAAACCCTGCGGATGCTGCTAGAATGTTAGCCCTTGCGACTAACCCAACGGCTTTAAAGCAGGCAGGCAAGGCTAGAATTATGACAGAAGCACCGCCGAATGCACACATGAACTTATATAACCTTTTTGCTGAACGCGAGAGCAAGAAATCCAATACGGGACGAATCTGATGGCCGACGACATAGAAGAAAAGACCAAGGGCAAGAAATCCAAAGGCAATGTATGGGATTCACGCATTGCTAAAGCCGAAAAGTACATGCAACCTGCTTGGACTCACGGCCAGCGTGTTTACACCCGCTATCAAGACAAACGTGATGGAACCCTTGGATCAGATGACGGCATAAAACGTGCCAATATCTTCTATGCCAATGTCAATACCCTGAAAGAGTCACTTTTCAACTCCCTGCCTTCTGCCGATGTGTCCCAGTTACACAAGGGGGATTCGGATGATGTGGCGCGTGTTGCTGGCCTTATCATGCAAAGGGGTCTGGATTACGAAATCCAGTGCGCTGATGATTTTAAAGGTGCGGTGCGAGCTGCGATTCTTGATCGTCTAGTACCGGGCATTGGTCAGGTAAAACTACGCTTTGAAATGGAGACCGATGAACAAGGCGCTCCGTTGGCTGGTACTGAACAGATATTCGTTGACCAGATTTATTGGGAAGACTTCATTTATCAGCCTGCTAGAAACTGGGCAAGCGTTAAATGGATTGGCTTTAAAAACCCGATGACCAAGTCTGAAATCGTCGCCCGTTGGGGTGAAGATGCTATGTCAAAGGTTCAGACGGACAAAAGCGACCTGACAGATTTGACCCCTAAACAGATTACCGAGAACAAATACCTAGTTTATGAGATTTGGGACAAGGAAAAACGTCAGGTATTGTGGGTTTGTAAGGGATGTGATGAACCTTTAGAGGTTAAAGAAGACCCCTACGGCCTGAAGGACTTTTTCCCATGCCCGCCTCCTTTGCTGGCGAATCCTACGACTACTGCGTTACTTCCGGTAACAGATTACCACATTGCACAAGACCAATATAACCAGCTTGATGTGTTGTACGCCCGTATTGCGATGATTATTACTGCGATAAAAGTCGCAGGCCTTTATGACGCTTCCAGCTCTGAAATCGGCAACATGCTACAAGGTCAGGAGAATAAACTGGTTCCGGTAGAAAACTGGGCTATGTTTGTAGAGCGTGGCGGGGCTGGTGGTGGCATCCAGTGGTATCCCGTTGAACAAGTTGTCACCGTTTTACAACAACTTCAACAACAATACGAAGCGGTTAAGTCTACGCTGCAAGAAATCACTGGCATGGCTGATATTGTCCGTGGTGCGTCTAATCAGTACGAAACCGCTGCCGCTCAGACGATAAAAGCGCAGTTTGCTTCTGTCCGCATGAACGGATACCAGCGGGACGTTGCAGAATTTGTTACCGGAATGCTCAATATTATGGGCGAAATGATGGTGCAACTGTACTCTGACGAGAAATTACGTGGAATAGTGGGTAAATTGAACCCTGCTGACATTGAATTTATCGAACCCGCTCTACAAGTGCTGAGAAATGACCAATTAGCCATGTATTCGATTACGGTTCAGGCTGATTCGCTTGTTCAGGCAGATTGGGCGCTGGAAAAAGGTCAGAGAATGGAGTTGATGGGCTATGTGAGCCAATTTTTACAGTCCTCTGTACCTGCAATCCAGCAGAATCCCAATATGGCTCCATTATTGTTGACAATGTTCAAGTTTACCATTGCGGGATACCGAGGGGGAGCTGAAATTGAGGGCGCGTTAAATCGTGAGCTGGAAACAATGGCTAAACAGGCTCAAGAAGCTGCTATGCGGCCTCCTGCACCGCCACCACCAAGCCCTGAGGAAATCAAGGCACAAGCTGAAGCACAGAGAATGCAGCAAGAGTTCCAGCTCAAGCAGCAAGAATCTATGATGCAGGCGCAATTAGAGCAGCAAGCACAAGAAGGCAGAATGGCTATCGAGCGCGAACAGGCTGCTATGGATGCTGAAGTGGCGCGCCAGAAAATGGAACACGATGCAGTATTGCAGGCGCAAAAACTCGAAGGCGAAAAACAAGCCCAACTTCTTGAGTTATCCTACCTTTCCGAGAAGTACCGGATGGAGTTAGAATACAAAGAGCGCGAGCTTGGTGTGAAAACACAACACGCAGCCGTTTTAGCTCAGATTAAACAAGATTCAGCAGCAGCTCCGGCTGAGAAAAAAGAGCCAAAAGAAAGCAGTGAAAAAGAAAGCGGTCAAAAAGAAGCTATGGAGACTGTGCTAGAATTAACCCGCGCTCTAACTGCACCAAAACGTATTATCAAAGATGCAATGGGTAATCCTATCGGAATTGAGCGAGTCGGGTATGATTTGCCTGATAAAATCAATACCAATAGCGAAGGTGAAATTGAAGGCACTGAATAAACACAGAGGGTAAGATAATGCCAAAAGGTCTAGCAAGTTGTAACAACATCGTGGCTCTGTACTATAACGCCACTCCCATAGCCAATATCGCTGATAATGCGGCATCATCGCCACTTGCTACTGTT